CTACATGTTGCCAGGTGACTTCTTCCGAGACCTGCCTGATTCTACCCTCCATGAACTTCAAGGAGTTGCTGAGAACAACGAGTCTCAACACTTTGAGGAGATTATCCTGATGGCAGAAATGTTGACCCAGGCTGAAGGGTTATCTAGTATGTCCTTTGAAGAATTGAACAGGCGTACTAACCAGTTCATCATGTACCTGACATTGGAATCATTGAAACGTAAAGGATTGGTTAAAATCCATTATGAGAATATGTCCTTTGGAGATGAGTACGGGGACAAGATGATTGCTGAACGAGCATAACAAAAAAGGGACCTTTCGGTCCCTTTGAAGTATCTAAAAGAAGATTAGATGTTTATGCTCCCCAAGCTAATCCACTACGCGCCCACTGATCATCTGGTTCCCAGTTAGTAGACTTAGACTTTAAGATAGCAGTCTGTGTTGTGTTGTTATTAACAACCTGTGAAGATGAGCTATTATTCATTGATGCTGCTGAAGCTGCTAGTGCGGCCTTAGCGGCATTTTCCGTTTTAGCATCTGTATTCTCACTAGTAGTCTTTTCAAGTGCTTTAGTAGCCATTCCAGTAGATGGTGTCTCTGCTACTATTGCACCAGTCTTTGGATTCATACCAGCAAACTCGTAAACCGAATCAGGAATAGCCTTGGCAGCCCATGCAGCAGGACCATTACCTGAAGGATTAGGTAATACACCGCGAAGAACTTTCTTAATGAATTCAGTTGCCATATCAGCAAGACCCTGAAGTTGAGCCATTGCTGCACTTGGATTAGTGAATAGGTTTACTACAAAATCAATTAGTCCATTCACAAACTCAAATAAACCTGAAACAACCTTAGTGATTAGATCTGAGAATGAGAATGAATCAAGTGCTTTAGATGCGTTCTCCCATCCTAAGATGTTTAGAACCCATGATACGCCATCCTTAAGTAGATCTAATAGACCACCAATTAAACCATTAAGCAATCCAGTTAAACCACCTTTGAGTGCGCCTAAAAACTTCTGGCCATATGAACCTTCAGTCTTAGTCCATCCATCTAGTGCTCCGGAAACTAGGTCAAATATTGACATGATAACTTGAAGTGGCACAGCAAGTTTACCAATTACTGCACCGAGTACTTTACCAACCTTAAAGAAAATGCTAAAGGTGTCAAATAAGTTAGCAAAAGCTTTGATGAACTTAGCAAACATGCCAACAGACTCTTTACCCTTACTAAAGACTACTGCTAACATATCAGAGATAGTATTAATTACAGTTCCAATCTCTTTAAAGATATCAGCAAAGTATGTCCATCCACGTTTAAAGACACCAACAACTTTCTGAATGAGTGTATTCTCAGTAAAGATACTAGTGATAGATTTTAGTACACCTGTAAACTTAGTCCACCCAGTACTAAAGGCATCTACTACTGTGTCAACAATCTTTAAACTACCTTTGAATAAAGACAACACTGGTTTAAAGAATGAAACGATCTTTTGAATTAGACCAACTGTAAAGCCAGATAGTAATGAAGCACCAATGACTAAGATGTCAAGGATACCACCAGACTTCATGTCTTTACGTAAAGCCTTCAATTCTGCTAAAGAGTTTTCAAGAGTAGACTTAATTACATCTTCTCTCTTATTATCTTTTTCTTGTTCTTGCTTTACTTCTGCAGCACTCTCTAAGGTATTACCCATAGAAGGTGTCATTGACACTTCTGCAGCACTCTCTAAGGTATTACCCACAGAAGGAGACATTGACATAATAACAGGCATCTTTAACATGTGATTAGTTAAGTCTGCAATGTTATTTGAAATGTTTGTCAGAATGAAATTGGTAGCAATGAGATCGTCGTTACCGGCAATCGTTTGCTTTCGAAGATCGGCAACTAAAGTTCTTAGCGAAGACTCGCCTCCAGTTGTACCTGACTCGGCACTACCGGTTTTCTTCTTATTTGTGTTCTTAGCCATTGTAGTTTATTTCTCTAATGATATTTGCTGTTTAACTTCTTGATTCTTTCATTTTCTTCTTTCACATGCTCTACTAGCATTGCAATATAAATTTCTCTCTCCCACGGAAGCATCTCATCTAATTCAGTTAAACTGTATTTGTGATGTTGCATCATGATAAAATTCGCTCTAAAATAATTCTCTAGCGAATCGTGTGAGAGAGCTATACGAAAAAACTTTCCAAACCTTCTAGCACAACGTGGTTATGGTGGCCACAGTTCATGCATTCATATTCTAAATCATGCTTTAACTTTGGTAAAGAACTAAAGAAGTCTTTGATCTTTTCAAACTGTTGTTTATTCAAAGATTCAATGAAGTCCTGAACTTCTTTCTTTGATTGTGTTGATACATCATAAACATTTTCAGTATCAAAGATCTTGTCTAAGCATGCTGCAATAACTGCATATGTATTTTCTACATCAGACTTCTTAGAATCAATATTACGTAATACGTCGTCTGATGTAGGGAACTTCATAATCACACCAATAGTATCACTTAACATAATCTTAGTCTCTGGGATATTAGACAGATCTAATTTAATATCCTCAAGGTTTAAGTCTACGTCATTTTGTGCTGAGCACTCTGAGCACTTCAATCCAATGTTAGCATTTTCACCAACAGATTTTGCTCGTAGTTTCAAGAATAGGAATTCCAATTCTGATACTGGTAATGCTCTTGCATTAACTTCATCAAAGGTGCATGCACTTACGATATCGCGCATTGCATTCATGATTTGCTTTTGGTCCTGAGACTCTAAAGCCATTAGTAGTATCTTTTCCTCTTTCACCAAGAAAGGACGATACTTGACAACTCTTTTACTTAACGGTAATTCAACTTCAAATGTAGGTGTGTTTAAAATAGGTAAAGCCATAACAATCTCCAAAAATTATAATCCAAATGTACGTCCAACTGAACCAAGTAGTAGTTTACCCTTAGACAATATAGACTCAACGTAACCTTCTTCAGCCCAGTCTTCATACGTAAATGTTACGTTTATTTTGCTAATTCCATTCTGAGATTCGTTAGACAAATCATAAGATGAAACAGTTACTGGGTATGCATTCTTTAAAACACATGTATAAACCGGAACATCTCTTTGATCCAGTTGTTGAATGATAATGTCAGTAGCGTAAGAAGAACGATACTTCATTGTCATTTTCTTTTTATCAAAAATTCTATTAGTCCAGTTCTCAAAGAACTTTTTCATATAATGATCATTCGTTATATGAAATGACATAGTGACATCATCATTAATATAGTTATATGGCATCTTAATCGATAACATATTGTTTGTTAAATCTGTAGTAGAGATCTGACGTCCTGGCATCGTGACTGAATCACATAGGATAGAAAGATCTCTAGGGTTTTGAACAAAACTATTAGAAGCGCTATTACCTTTCTTAAAGGCTTTAGCTATAAGTTCCTGTGGGTCGAAACTTACAAGAGGTAATGGCATATACACAGCAAAACGATTTGCTGGTGCTAATCCTCCACGCTTATTGATAAGCGATTTAAAATTATCTACGTTCATCTTCCTAGAATTCTTTTTCTTGAATCAGCCCAAACTTGATTCTTTCTTGCACCTTGAAACTTTTCAGTAGGTAAAAAGATTGCGGTTTCCCATTCTTGAGATGGGACCATCATTAGTTTAGACGTGATGTTTGTTGTTAAGTAATGCTTAAAGCATGGGGCGAATTCTTTAAATTGTCTAGCGCTAGACAATAAACTATAAGTTAGTTTTAAACGAGTCTTCTCATCAAACTCAGTCTTATTAGCAATAGTCATTAGTTTATCTAAGAAAACTGCTCGAGTAGTTGGTTTCAAATAATGTAAATTGATTCCATAGAAACCGCCAGGCGCTGGCCCTACTGCTAAGATGAGTGGTAACGTATCATAGTATGGTAAAGTTTCTTTGCCCTTTGGATCATATGTAAAGTGATACATGTATCCTGGAAAGAATCGAGTTTTACGTACAAGTGTTGGATCTTTTAAAAACGTAGCTTCATTGATACGTTTAATTCCACGAACGCGCTCAGTGAACCATTGTTGTGATTCCTTTGTGCGTCGCTCAATCCCAGCACTCGTAAGTTCAGATCGTAGTTTTTCAAATAAAGATATTGCCATATCTCTATTTATTATAAAATTTTGATACCCATAGATCTAATTTCGTCTTCAGTCCAGACGACAAATTTCCATCCACGGTCTTTAGCATATGTAGTAGCTGCTTTCCATTTACATTGATTCTTAACATAAGTTGCAGCTTCAGCTAAGAACTTGCGTGTTTGTCGTGCCGGCTTCTTTGGAGGAATCGTTTGATTCTTTGGTTTAATTTCCACAAGGTAAGTACCTTCAGATGTAGTAAACTTTAAATCTACAAAGTACCTGTGATACTTTTTATCTAAGTCATAGTAATAAGGCACTACGACTTCTTCACTTGACCATTTTAAAATTTGTGGATTTTCATCACACCATCTAAAGACGTTACGTTCCCATAGTGATCTATAAATCACATTTGTGTGGTCACCTGAATACTTTGCAGGATTCTTGACCTTGTACATACCTTTGTAGGTTGCCATATAAATAAGTAAGTCCGTATCTATAAAAAGAGATTATTCTAATGCTCGATAGTTTAAAAAACAAGTTTAATAGTGGTATTGATCACATTAAGCAAGCTTTTACAAAAAATTACACAGGTAAAAAATTAAGTTTAAGATATCCATTAGGTGATATTGAAAAACACCAGAACATCATTAAGTTCACTGCATTGACGCGCGATCAGAAAAGCGATAAGACCCAAGACTTTATTAAACCTGAATTTGTCTCTTCAGCGCTTGGATCAGTATCTTTATATATGCCAGGCGGGTTACAGATTAACGACAACCTATCATACGATAACACCGATACGGGCGCAGGTGGTATGATGGTTAACTCATATCAAGGTTCTGCTTCTACTTCTGAGTTCTTTAAAGGTGTTCTAAAAGATGCACCACAATTAGCTGATAGATTCATTTCACAAAAATTAGCTGAGGCATCATCTAACAAAGGTTTAGTTGGTGGTGTTGCAGGTCAGTTACTTATTAATCGTGGTGAAGTGGTTAACCCTCACACTCAGATGTTATTCAGATCTCCTGCTCTACGCCAATTTAACTTTCAATTTAAATTAATACCACGTTCATTGTCAGAAGCATATGAAATCAGAGACATTGTAAAGTTCTTTAGGCTTGCTGCATATCCACAATTAGGTAATACTGAAGGTGGTTCATTAAATATGGCAACGTATCGTTTCCCAGATATCTTTGAGATTCAATATTTAACTAATAGCAAAGACAACCCTAACTTAATTAAGTTTCAACGTTCATATCTTACTTCTATTAACGTAACATATAACCAAACGTCGCCAACATTTTTTGAAAATGGTATGCCATCAGAAGTGGATCTATCATTAACATTCCAAGAATCTAAAGCAATTTCACGCAACGATATTTATCGCGGATATTAATATGTCTTCATATTTTACAAATTTCCCAACCACTCAATACGATATCTTATTTGATGGATATAAAAGTGAAGTTGTTGACATCTTCCGAATAGTAAAAGTGAAGAAACAATACCGCGATGATGTATCGTATTATACGTACTACGATATTCAAGATGGTGAGCGTCCTGACATTGTATCTGCACGTTTATATGGAACTGCAGATTACTATTGGACGTTCTTTATGATTAATGATAACTTAGTAAATGTTTTTACTGATTGGCCATTAAGCACTGAAGACGTACAACACTTATCAACACGTAAATACGCTGGAACTGTTTTAACTAGCAATGAAGATTTTTCTTATAAGTTCACAGTTGGTACTACTATTCAAGGTTTGCAATCTGGTGCTACTGCGACAATTTTAGATAAAGATCCAGATTTAGGAATTATTAAAATTCAACCACTCACTAAAACATTTGTTCCTGGTGAAGTTATTCGTGACACATTATCAAATGAGTTTATTACTATAACTGGTCAAGCATTATTCAAAGATGCAGTTCACCACTTTGAAGATGCTGATGGTTATCACGTACCAAAGAATACAGTTGGTGCTACTCCAATAAGTAACGAAGAACATGAGTTTATTATGAACGACAATAAATCTAAAATTAAAGTTCTTCGTCCTGAATATGTGCAAGTAATTGCAGATCAATTTATCGATCAAATTAAAGCTGATAATTAATGTCTACAAAGTTTGAGTACTCAATTGAGTCAATGTTATTGACGTCATCGTCTGGTAAAGACTATGAGATTAAAGATCTTGTAGTTGGTATTGACATGTTTGAATCATTAACATCACCATATATCAAATGTGAAGTATCAATAATTGACGCAGCTAACTTCATTGAGACTGCTCCAATCATTGGTCAAGAAAAAGTAAAGTTACGAATTAAAGATCTTAATTCTAATGTAACTATTAATCGTCAATTTTACATATCAACTATCAATGATTACACTAAGGGTAATGCACAAAGTGCAATGTATATTCTTAAGTTAGTCACTCCTGAATATATGATGAATAGTTTGACATTAGTATCACAGTCGTTTACTGGCACAATTAATTCTAGTATTGAACGAATTGTAGTAGATTACCTTAAAGGTAAGATGAATTTAAACGAACAAACTAATGGTAACTATAAAGTAATTATTCCAAATTGGAATGCATTTAAAGCAATTGATTGGTTGACACGAAGAGCATTAAGCTCTAAAGGATATCCATTTGCATTCTATGAAACATTACATGATGGTTTTAAATTAGAATCATATGAGTCTATCTTTGCTAAAAAGGTAGTAACTAAATATGTGCATAGAGGAAGCAGTACTGCAAAGGATGACGTAGATAATAAAGCTGCGTTGATGTCAACTGCTTTAAGATATGATATTGTTGAAATGTCAAACACTGGCAAGAATATCATGCGTGGTGCATTTGGACAAGGTATGCATGTAGTCGATCATGCATCAAAATCATATAACTTTAAAACATATGATTATGAAAAAGATTTTGCTGCTAAACCAAGATTAGAAAAGTTTCCATATATCATTGATACGTTTAAAGTTAATGATAAAAAGATTAATGAATATGATGCAATGCATAGTATTGCGTATAAGAATTCTTTGGCGTATGGCAATATTAATAACTACAACAACCATGTTGAATTTAGTAAATTACAAGCTGACCCTTTAGTATATCAACTGGGTATGGTTAAAGTTAATATGACTGTAAAAGGTCGTGCTGACATTTCAGTTGGTAAAGTAATTGAGTTTGAAGTTGAACGCAATAAACCTGTTGCAGGTAATACACCTAAAAATAATAATGAGTACTTAAGTGGAAAGTTTATAGTTCAAAATATTCATCATAAAATGGAAGATGGTAAATACTACATTATCATGGATGTAGTAAAAGAATCTTTAGGAAAGAAAGTAAAATAATGTTGCCAATGTTTTGGTTCACTGGTGTTGTTGAAGATAGATTTGATCCTGAAGAAATGGGGCGCGTGCGTGTACGTATCTTTGGACAACATACAGATGATATTGCAAAGATTCCTACAATGGATTTACCTTGGGCTAATGTAATGATGCCTGTTACATCTGCATCTATTTCAGGCGTTGGTTATTCACCGACTGGTTTAGTTGAAGGTTCATGGGTTGTTGGCTTCTTTGCTGATGGTGAAAATTGTCAAGATCCAATTATCATGGGTTCTATTCCAGGTAAACCTACTCAACCAGCAAATGAATTAAAAGCATTTAAAGATGCTGGTGAAAAATATCCACGTTGGTTAAATGACTCTGACGTGTCATATGTTGCTAGAGGTAAGTGGGCATCACACTATTCATATCAAAAGAAAGATGCTCAACGCAACACTGAAGTAGAATCATCGTCTGCTCCAAAACTGAGTACTATTGCACAAGATAATGCAGCATCATACTATGAACGTAAGACTTGGGATGAACCTAAAGCACGTGATGGAAGCGGCGGTGATTATCCATACGTTCATGTGTTTGAAACTGAACAAGGTATCTTAAGAGAATATGATGATTCTCCTGGTGCACCACGAATCCATGAATTCCATCCTTCAGGTACGTTCTATGAAATCTATCCAGAAGGTAAGAAAGTTTCTAAAGTAGTATCAGACAACTATACTATCATCTTTGGTAAAGATCACGTATTAATTCAAGGTGATGCGCAAATCACAATTGAAGGTGATTGCCAACAATTAGTCAAAGGTGATTATACAGTTGAGGTTGGTGGTGATTATAATGTTAAAGTGCATGGTAATAGAAACACTAAAGTTACTAAAAATGATAATATTGAAATAATTGGTAACTATAACATTAACATATCAGAAAGCATGATTCAGCGTGTTGCTAAGAATCAAACACTATTAGTTGATGTAGATAAGACAGAAACTATTGGTGGTAAATCTGATTTAGCAATTACATCATCAGTGAACTATACATTCCTTGATACGTTAAGTATTTTTTCAAATGGCAATCAGTCAATTTCTACAAATGGATCGCAACAACTATTATCTAAATCTGGTTTAGACTTTGCATCGCAGTCAGATTGGAATTTGACATGTGGAGCTAGTGTTAACATTCAAACTACTGGATCATTTAATAATACTGTAAGTGGTTCATTCAATAATAACATCACTGGTGCGTTTAATCTTAACGCAGCAACAATTGCATTGAGCTAATATGAGTACACCTTGTGGATCAAATGCTTCCCTTGAAGAAGCAAAGGCAAAAATCGATGAACTAAAGAATAAAATTTCCGGTGGATTAGGTTCCATTGGTGATTTAGGTTCTATCACAGATACAATTAAAGCAAAGTTAGCAGAAGTTAATATTGCACCTACACCATCACTAAACTTACAAGCTGAATTAGCTAAACTTCCATATATGACGCCTGCAGAATATACTGCAGCAGTCGCTAAACTAAAATCAGTGTTTGGTAAAACCGTACCAAACTTAGATTCTATTATTAGCAAAATACCAAAGCCATTTGGATTATCAACAAGTGGTGAACAGAACTTGTTTGAAAAGCTACAAAATTTAGCTAATAACATTACTACAACTACTCAAGATATTATTGATTCTTTATCACCTGAAAATATTGCAAATTCTTTATTGGACATGTGTAAAGAAGTTCCAAATCAAGAATCTGTTTATAAGACTGATGAAACTGGGGCAGTGGTAGTTGATATCACAGGTGCACCTATATTATTACCACCTGAAGAAAAGCCAGCAGCACCTGTAACGCCACAATCAAATCCTGTCAAAGAGACACCACCTCCAACTACTAAAAGAACGATGTCTGCTAAATGGGTAAAGGATGAAGCATTCATTGCTAAAGTTAGAGATGCAGCGAAAGCGTTAAACTGTTCAGGCGTAGATCTATTGGCATGTATGGCGTTTGAAACTGGACGAACATTTGACCCAGGCATACAAAATTCAATTGGGGCAACTGGTCTAATTCAATTTATTAAGCCAACTGCAATAGGATTAGGTACAACCACAGATAAACTTGCAGTAATGACAAGATCTGAACAAATGGATTGGGTTCTAAAATACTTTAAGGCCACTCCAGTGTCTAAAGTAAAAGCACCAGTTGTAGATGATTTATACATGGCAATTCTTTGGCCGATTGCAGTTGGAAAAGCAGAAAGTTATGTTTTGTTTAGTGCACCTACTAAAGCGTACGAACAAAACAAAGGTTTAGACAGAGATAAGAAAGGCTATGTAACAAAAGCTGATGCGGCTGCTAAAGCAAGATCACAATTGCCATATATTAAAGCAGAACTGCTAGCAGCTGGAATTACATTATAAATATTAATATGCGCACGCAGAACTTTTCAGACATCACACTTCAAATTGGTAAATCACAAATCGTTGCTAGAGATTCACTCTATAGCGACTTAGATTTGATGTTTTATCCAAATCCTGTTACAGGCGATATTAATCCTCTTAAAGATATTGAGGCTATTAAAAAGTCAGTAGTCAATTTAATCATGACTAACTTTTATGAAAGACCATTTCAACCTGAAATTGGTTGTGGTGTTAGAGGGTTACTATTTGAACCTGCAGACTTAATCACTATTAGTGATATTAAAGATGCAGCACAACAAGTTTTAGAAAACTTTGAGCCAAGAATTACCGTCTTAGAAATTAATGCTACAGACGAACCTGATGATAATGCATATACGTTATCAATCATGTTTCAAATTAAATCGACTGATCAATTAGCAGAAGTCACAACAATTCTAGAGAGATTACGTTAATGTCATCAAACTTAAAAGTCACGGAATTAGACTTTTTCCAAATCCGTGAGAACCTTAAAACATTCTTAAAGTCACAGACTAAATTCAAAGACTATGACTTTGAAGGTTCTGGCATGGCTGTTCTCTTAGATGCATTAGCATACAACACACATTACAATGCTGTTAATGCTAATATGGCAATGAACGAAGTGTTCTTAGATTCTGCTCAGATGCGTAATAATGTTGTATCTCATGCTAAGATGCTTGGGTATGTACCACGTTCTTCTACATCACCATTTGCATACATTGATATCATTGTAAATTCTCCAATTAATACTCCATCAACATTAACAATTGATAGAGGTACTAAGTTTAGTACTGTAGTTGATGGCGTTCAATATACATTCACTGTATTAGAATCACAATCAATTTCACCAGTTAATGGTGTATATCAATTCACAAATTTAAAAGTTAATGAAGGTTCATTGCGCACATTTACATATACAGTAGATAGCTTTGACTTTGGACAATACTTTGAAATCCCAGATGCAAAGGCAGATATCTCATCATTGATTGTTAAAGTTAGAAAGAATAGTTCTACTACTGCATATGATATCTTTACATTAGCGCGTAACTTTGTTGATATTACATCTTCAACAAAAGCATATTTCATTCAAGAATCTATTGATGGAAAATATGAAGTGTATTTTGGTGATGGTATTGTAGGCCAAAAACTTGAAGCCGGCAACGTAGTTGAATTGGAATGGTTAAGCACTAACGCTGATCTTGCAAATGGTGCATCACTATTTACACTATCATCAACAATCCAAGGTAACTCAAACGTTACAATTGAAACTGTAACTAAAGCTGCTGGCGGTGGTGACAGAGAAGACATTGACTCTATTAAGTTCAATGCGCCATTATCATATGTTTCACAAAACCGAGTTGTTACTCCTGAAGATTATAAAGCGGCTATCATTAATAACTACCCTAATATTGAAACTGTATCAGTTTGGGGCGGTGAAGAGAACGTTCCACCAGATTACGGTAAAGCATATATCTCAATTAAACCTAGAAACGCTGAAGCATTGTCATTGACTGAAAAGCAATACATTAAAGATCAGATCTTAAAAACACGTAACGTAGTTTCTATTACACCTGAGTTAGTTGACCCTGAGTACACATATATTAAAGTAGAAGTATTCTTTAAATATGATCCTAACTTAACAAACAAAACTGCTGGTGAATTGCGCCAAGTTGTATCAGATGTTATTAACAACTATAATGATAATGAGTTAAAGAAGTTTGATGGTGTATTCCGTCATTCAAAATTGTCACGTTTAATCGATACATGTGAACCATCTATTC